CTAAAGCTCTGACTCTGCTTGTCGGACTACCATTATCAAAATCTCTGCTTTCGGATTCCAATGCTGTAATTATTTTATCTCTTCGACCGAGTGATTGCGTCAAACGAGTCTCTTCTATTTGCCTTTTTCGCTCTTCATAAAATGGGGAGAAATTGGGGGAGTGAAATAATAAATGTGCTTCTTTCCGGATATTCGCATCGCTCATCTTTTCACAGCTATATGCATCCTTATATGCCGATGTATAAGTGAAAGGATTATCTACTCCTATTCCTAATATTAAATCCAAGAACCTAGACTGCTTAGCAGTCAGTTGGAGCCGCGTTTTTCTTTTACCTTTTACTAGTCTTAACTTTGTCATTTTTAGCCCTCTCAAATTATG